TTACTCCTTGTCCATTGCGTACAGCCCATTAACCAGAGCAAATTGTGGCACCCCGTCCGCGATGAAAGTCGCATTAACTCCGCAGGCTTCGCGGATAGCGGGTGCCACAATCTCCGCCCCGCCACCGACAACCATCACCCGCCCGTAACCCGAAAAACCCGCCAGCGCGCGGATCACGCGTTGTTTCAGTGTTTCTTCCTTTTCACGAATAACCGCCATCAGGCTGGCGTAATGCGCGTCATTGTGGATGTGCTGGCGCAGCCAGGCTTCATCATGGCGATGTTCGATAATGGTATTGGCGATGTGGTGACTGGTGCGCATACCGTTAGTGGCCATCACCGACAGTACGGCATCGGCCATAAGAGAAACGCCTACGTGTGGATCGCAAAACACCTGGCTGATACCTGCCAGTTGCCCCTGAACCTTTGCCACATCCAGCGTGGTTCCGCCCAAATCCACAATCAGCAGGGATTCAAACGGACTCATGTCAGCCAGTGCTTTAAAGCCAGCCGGAATGGATTCAGGCATAACCCGTACGTTACGGATAGTGAATGCTTCGCCGTTCTGGTACTCCACCGGGCGCATAACGTTCGCTTTTTTGCGGTTGATGTTGGCCATGTCCGGCTGTGCGTTTGTGTCGAAATACTCGCTCAGTGGCAGGGTAACAACCACATCCACTTCCTGTGGCGTGATGTCTGATTTGACCAGCGCGTGATGAATGGCAATGACATTCACATCGCTGTACTGGTATTGCGTGTCGGTCGTCTGGACAAAGCGATCGCTGACCGGATCAAAACCATAGCGCACGCCATCAAGCATGTAGTTAGCAGGCTGCGAGCCACCGAACGGCGCAGACCATTCCGACTTGAAGCTGTTCGGGCTGATGGCGTTGCGGCGTTCGCCGTTCTCAGTCCATGCCAGCTTGATGTTGGTGGAGCCGTCGTCGATGTAAATTTTCATGTCGGTTTTCCTTATGTTGATTAATTAATCGTTTACGGGATTCTGAAATCCCGTTTTTGCCTGTTTTGTGCGCGCCTCATATATCGCTGCGCGTTTTTTGCTCATTTACGGGATTCGTGAGTCCCGTTTCTGTCTGTTTTTTGTTTCCACTGGTCAGGCCACCCCGCAGCAGGTCTGCTTTGCGGCTGGCGCGTTCAGTGGTTTCACTGATTCTCTGTGCGTGCTCTGCGTCGCGGATGGCGCGCAGCATGTCAGAAAGCACGGTAACGGGTGTTTTCATGGTGTTCTGGTCCTGCTGAAGTGTGGATGCCAGGCGTGCGGCGGCTTCAGGGTCTGATGCCCCCAGCTGTGCCAGATAGCTGGCGACCGGGTTATGGCGGATCTCCGTGCTGCTTACGCCATGATTACGGCTCAGACGCTGCCAGAGCTGCGTGATTCGGCTGTCCGGGCGGGTATCCGGTTTGCGTACAATTTCAAATCCCTGCGGTGCAATGATGCTGCCGTCAACGTACAGACTGCCGCCCCGTAACAGGTGCTGCATCTGTTGTTCACCGATATGCAGGCCGAGAGATTCAGCAGACTCCCGCCATTCTTTAGCGAGTAACTCGTGGTTATCAGGCAAAGGCCGCTGCTGTTTGCGGCTCTGTGTCCAGTTCTGCATTTCATCGCTGCTGTTTTTTGCCTGTTTGTCACGAAGCGAACGCATCAGCGCCCGGCGTTCGTGCCGTTTCAGTGAGCGCATCCATTCATTTACTTCAACGCCGTCAGGAAGCTGCGGCCACGGTGCTGGCCGTTCTTCCGGCTGTTCTGTCCCGTTGTTGCCTGTTTCCTGTACACGGGGACAGTTATTGCCACGAGTCCAAGGGGCGGCAGGGCCGCCCTGAAGGTCAAAACCATTTTCGCGGGCGCTGTCTTCCGCTTCCGGTTTACGTCTTACCAGCTTCCAGTTATCCGGATGTGTGCACACACGGGAAGACTCCCCGATGAGTGGTGACCAGATCCCGTAAATCTGTACGCTCTGTTCGCCGTAATCGTTCAGCTCATCTGCGAGGTCGTAGGCGGTGCGAATCAGGTAGTCTTTGCGTGGAACAAGTACGCCGCCCTGTTTTTCAATGTAGGAGGCAAAACACCCGGCATCAGCGGCAGCGAGCACTGCATCCATTGCGTCATCCTTCAGCCGTTGCGGGCCTTCCGGGTTGCGTGCCATCTGGCTGGCAAGGCGGCGCAGTTCACGCCACACCTGACGGGAGGGGATGCCAAAGAACTGGAACTGGCGGACCCGGTGAAGGCGCGCCCAGCCGATGGCGCGCTCCACGCTCTCGGCCATTGATTTTCCGGTTTCGTGGTCAACGCGTGGCTTGCCCGTTTTCGGGTCGATACCATCCACGGCGCGGCTGTCCAGGTTCTTTCCGATGTAGGTGGCGATGTAGCTGGTCGGTGTGCCTTTTGAGCCGTCGACGTACTCTGCCTTAAAGCGTGGGGTAATATCATCACCCAGCTCGTGACGATCTTCCTGAATGGCAATATCGCGGGTGTGGGACACAATGGTGTCGATTTCTTCCGGATGAGCAAAGACCATCATATGCCAGTGCACGGTGCCGTCATGGTGAGGCTCCACCGTGCGGATGCCATACCAGCGCAGGCCGTCGCGGTTCAGTTTCTTGCGGACCGCCGCAAAAAACGAGTTAACCAGGTAATCGCTGGAGTCGCGCATAGTGGCCCCGTTCCATTTGGGATTCGGATGACCGTTCTCCGTTGTTGCGTGGTATTTTGACGGGCAGGTGACAGTCAGAAACACCGCTCTGTCGCCACGGGCTTCGGCCAGAAGTTCCAGCCCCTTCATGGTGGCCATCATTTCTGCCTTACGGTGAACCGGGTTACTTACTCCCGCGTAATACACTGTCTCAAGATCAATCGTGAACCCGTCTTCGTTTTCCAGCATGAAACTTTTCAGGAAATCGCGTGTTTTCTCGCGCTGTGCGCGAAACTCGCTTAACGCATCCTGGCTCAGATAGGGCGATGTTTTTCTGGAAACCAGACAGGCGGCGCGGAGTTGTTCTTCTCTCCACTCGCAACGTAACAGCCACAGTTTGCGTTTCCACCATTCCGCACAGGTCAGGCGAAGGATTGCGCCCGGCAGCAGCTCCGTGTCTGGTTCGTTCCTCCGGCCTTTGTCTGTTGTCAGTGCGTCATAATGCGGAGGCATGGCGTGCAGGTGTAACGCCATGCGGGCCAGCATCTGATACGCCTTCAGCGTTACATCCATGGTCAGCTCGCCATCAGTCGCACCAAAGCCATCGCAGAGTTTTTCGAAGGTGCTGCTGAACATCGCCGCCGTCATGGTGGCCAGCGTCTGTATCTGGTGTTTGTTGAGCTGCGGCAGGTAAAGCAAATCGTCCAGGCGTTCGCGTCCGGCAAGGGAGCGATAACCCGGTGTCAGCCAGTGTCCGTCAGTGCGATCCAGACGTTCGAATATTTTGCGCAGGGTTCCGCGTGCATAGCGTTCTGCCTGCCAGCTCTTTTTGCCTTTCCGGCGATCGACTTCCTGTTTTTTGCGCAGGAAAGAGAGGTGGCGGCTCAGAGGTTCACGCAGATAAACGGGAAGCACCTTCAGTGTGGCAAAAGCACGGGCCACCGGGTCTTGTTCTGTTGCCTGACGCTTGCTGATGATGCTTTGTGCCAGCTTTTCACGCTGTCCGGCTTCCTCAAGGGATGCCATGAGTTTTTTACCCACGGTGGATTGTGCGAAAAAGGCTTCCTCCTTCGCTTCCTGTTCTTCCAGAGCCTTTTTGTCTGCCTCAAGGTAGTAACGGATGGCGCGTTGCAGGTCGGTTTCAGTTTCCTGCCTGTGCTCCGTAAATCTGGCCGGATCAATGGCTGGCCGTGGTTCATTCCAGCTCCATGCAAACTCATTCATGGCTGGTATCCCGTCACGCGCTGCCACTCCTGCGAGAAGAGGGCAGAAAGGCGGTTAAATTCAGCGGTGTATTCACTCAGCGAGGCACACCCGCCAGCAGTGCGATGCGCCAGCATTGCCGCAAATACGGAGGCCGGGGAGTCGTAATACGCCAGCAGTGATTCTCCGTGTGGTGTCAGGCAGTGCAACGCCAGCCCGTGTGGTGTGAAGTCCACGCGGTAGCAGTCGTCTACTGTGAAATAAAGGGTGTCTGCATTCTCCGGTTTTGTGGTGCGTGCTCTGTTGTCACGACCACGGATGTAGAGATCAAATAATCCCTGAAGAACGGGAGCCAGACGGGTGTCCTGTGTGCGCACCCATCTTGTGAAGTCATGAGCGTCAATCATGCTGCAATTCTCTTTACTACAGATGTGCGAAGGCCTCCCGCCGCAAGGTGCAGGAAAGGCCCGGAACAGGAATTAATGGAGTTTGTTTTGCTGCTGGAAGAGTTGTTGCAGCTCGCGCAGATCATCCGCCAGATAGCTGAAAACAGAGGCGGAATAGATGTTCGATAGCGCGTGGCTGCGCTCATGCAGCATATTGATGTGCATGATTTGCGCGACGCGTGATGCGCGGAAAAGTCTACGGTTGATTTCAGTCTGGATGTGACGACGCGCAGCGTATGCGCGCTGTTGTTTGCGGTTTGCCATGGTGTGGCCTCTTTGCTCGGTGATAGAAATAGCTCACCATCCAGAGTTGAGAATCTCGGGGTGGCGAGACGTACAGGGTTCTCAACACCGGAGAGCAAAGAATCCGGCCCGACCGAAGTCGGCCCCGTACGCCCCGCCATAATTCTGACGCGAAAAAGACGTGGCAATACAGTACGCACAAAAAAACCGCTGGCGCGGTTATGCGCTTTGCTCTGTATCGGGTTGAGAATCCCGGCACCCGTTTTATGAGGTGCAGCGGAAATGTAACCTGACCGATTGCGGCATGGCAAGCGGTTTTTTTGTGTGTGCATGTTCTGGTTTCTTACTGGTTCAGAAAAAAATCAAAAACCTTGTCAATGCGTTGCAGCAGCTCTTGCTGCATTGCTTCCGGCGTTTCCGGTTCGCCAGGTGCCCCCAGCGTTGCGCAGAAATCAGCGATTTCATGATGGAGCGTCAGGCGAATGGCAGGAGCCGTGGTTCTGGCGTGCTCCAGCTGATCCAGCAGTGCCAGCACAGCAGACGGCGAGAGCATTGCGCGAAATGCCAGTAATTTTTGAGGAGTTGCCATTCGTTGCAGGGCAAATGCCAGTTCGCGTAGCTTCTGGTGGTTGATGGTGCTCATGTTCTGGCTTCCTTCAGTAGCTGGTTAAACATGTGAGTAAGTGGATTGCTACACCCGAACGGCATCGGGTTTACTTGGTAAGAAGCCTGGCCTCCAGTTTTGCGAGCGCGACCACCTGTGCTGCGGTTTGTTCTGATGACTAAGCCGCCGCGCCAAAGTTGGCGTAACTCAGCATTAATGGCTGTGGTTGGAGTATTCAGTGCTGCGGCGATCTCTCCGCCGCTACACCCCGGATGAGTAGCGATGTAGTCCAGAATGGTCATCTGCGTGGCTCCTGTACTTGTCGGATAAGATTCACCCGCGCCACGTTGGTGGCGCAGAAATAAGTGCCGTCAGTGAGGTAGATGTGGTGCGCATCCTTTTCCGAACGATGTTTGTCGATAGTGGTAATCAGGCGTTCGTCGACCTCGTATTCGCGCCCTCTGGAGGTAAAGCGAACGACGGAAAAATGCTTAATTGCCATTGCGCCCCCTTTGTCCAGTAACCCTATGCGTTAAATACGGCACGTTGCGCGTCATCAATGAATACAGCTTGAGAGCGTTCTATCAGGCGGAGATTTGTCAGAAGCTCAGACTCTTTTGTGTGGTAAGGCGTTATCAGGTATTTGCCGTGCAGTTCGGCAATAATGGTGTATTGCGGCATCATTGCTGAACCAAGAATATAAATGCAGCGTCCAATGCTGGACGGATTCATGGCTGCAACTGTTGACTGTGTTTTAAGAGTGTCGATTTCTTTGCTCTGTTCCTCAATAATTTTGGCTGCGTCAGCGGTGATTTTTGCAATGGTCAGTGCGTGAAGTGCTGCCATATGTTGGCTACGCTTCACGGCATCTTTAGCCGTTTCATCTTCCGCTTCTGATATTTTTTTTAATGTGTTGATAATGCCTTCTTCTTTTGTGTTCATTTTATATCTCCGTTATTTACGTGTGCGAATACCTCCGCGAATGCGGATAGTTTTCAGGTTTTCGGGTTTAATCTGGTGTTTTGTTTAAGCTGTTATTCGTCAGTGAAAAAGCGTTCAATCTTTTTTACTGAATGAATAATTCGCATAATCCCAATGGCGCAGGCCACCGAAATAATCAGAACAAGCCATGAGATAAATATACTCATGCGATATTCCCCAGCTTATACGGTTCAATATGTTCCCCGCATTCTGCGGCACAGATCAGCTCGGAAAGTTCGTTAAGTGCATCCAGATCATCAGCGTAAAAAGCGACGTCATACAAACTCCGGATTGCCCTGGTCAATGAGTCACGAGCTGCACGTTCAGCATGAGCGCCTGATGCACTTAAGCGAAAATAAAATCGTTCAAGTGCTTTGTTAATGAGAGTTTTATATTCTTTGCCCATCGCAACGCCCTTTAATCTGCTTTCTGAATTTCAGCTTCTGAATCCATACAAATAATTTCGATATATGGTTCATCGCCATTAACCTGACGTGCCTTTTCAGCTTCGCTAATGATTCCGTGTACAGTCTGGTACGGAAGTTCTACGGTCAGGCGCGTGCCGTTCAGATAAACGTAAGTAGCTGCATTTTTTTCTGATGGGACAACTCCATCAATAGCTGATGCGCGCAATAACAGTTCACCGCGAAAATCAATAAAACGGATAAATACACCTTGTGCATGCTCTTTGGTCATAACGCACCTGTTATAAATCAGTCTGTTTAATAAAACTTTGCCCGCGAAGCAGACGATCAACCGTGCGAAGTGCTTCGTACAATGTGAAATCCTGTCCAAACTGAGTGTCGCCGTTGCTCAGAGCAAAAATGCGGTTTCCGGTAAATGGGTTGCGTTGGCATCTGTGAACCACGATTCCAGCTTTCTCAATCAGCCAGGTGTGTTCACCAATTTGTTTTACGGGATGGCCATCAGGTGTAGCGTGTGTTTCGCTCAGGCTGTAGCGGGAGTTACTACGTGATGCACTGGTAGCGAAACGGTTAGCGTGGCGTTCCGTTCCGGTACGAAAATTATGGCGTTGCTTCAGCATAAAATTACACCTCGTTATTTTGTCATCTGCACGTATTTCTCTGCGCTCCTGATGGTTTTCAGGAATATTGCGAAAAGGTTTACTTTGCGTTTTGTGTTTCTTCCTTCTTGGGTGACGGGGATTACTGATCTGTCGGCCTGCCTTCTTACCGCAAGAATGCTTTGATTCGTGCGTTTCGCGTAATCTTCCAGGCTTTCTTCAAGCACAGGTAACCCATGCTCATCACGGTATGGGTAGAACGCCGCCAAACGCTCAAAATCCGCTTGTTCGTATGTGTTCAGGACTTTTGCCATGATGTGATAACCTATTCAATCTGGTGCTATTTGTGGCTTTTTGTGGCGTCAAGTGGTACTCAACTGATAACCAATATAGTATTCAGGTGCACACCATGTCAATAGAGATATCAAAGAAGCTAAAAGCAATTCGAGAATCTGAGGGACTTAGCCAGGCAAAGTTCGCGGATTCAATAGGTATTGCGGTTGGTACAGTTAAGCAATATGAGACTGGTATTAGAGGTGTGGGGACGGAGGTTTTACTGAAAATCACAATGCATCCGAACTTTAAAAAATACACCACGTGGTTGATGAGTAACGAAACAAATGAGGCTGCTGGGCAGATCAGTCCGTCTCTCTCCCCTGATGGGCCAAAAAGCACATCGCCTTCTCAAAAACCCCGCAAGACTGGCACACAGCCCGGCTAATCATGGAGCGCTGGGGGCATGGTGGTCTTGTAACGCTGGGGTTTCACGAATGAGCATAAAATCAATTCCGGGAGGGTATCTTCTTGACATGCGCCCGGAGGGGCGTAAAGGCAAACGCATTCGCAAAAAATTTAAAACGAAATCGGATGCAGTTTTATATGAGCGGTGGGTGCTGGCGCAACAGCATAACAATGAGTGGAAAGGAAACTCCATTGATCGCCGTCCGCTGTCAGTGCTTATTGACTTGTGGTGGAAATACCACGGCCAGCTAATGAAGTCAGGGCATAACACGCGCCTTAAATTGCTGCGCTTGAGTGAGGCAATGGATGACCCGTGCGTGCATAAACTTAATACAACGATGCTCACCGAGCTACGTGTGTCCAGGATAGAGCAGGGGATACAGCCCAGCACCATAAATCGAGAGATTGGGGCGTTAAGCGCGATGTTTACCGCACTCATCTCATCCGGCCATTTTCTTAACGATAACCCCGTTCAAGGCCTTAAAGGAATGAAGGTTAACGAGCGCGAAATGGGATATCTGAGTAAGTCTGAATGTGTTCAGTTGCTGGATGCACTGGCTGAAAATCCCGATGAACGACTGGCTGTCGAAATCCTTCTGTCGACCGGGGCGCGATGGGGCGAGGTAGCGGCACTGGAGCAGCGCCGTGTTCTTCATTGTCGAATCACTTTTTCAAAAACGAAGAACAGCAAAAACCGTACCGTTCCTATTTCTGAAAGCCTGTTTGAAAAGATCAAAAAACGGGGCGGGAAACTGGTGTTTCCGACGCTGGATTATTCATTGGTTCGCGATGTCATCAAAACGGTCGCACCTGATGTTCCTGACGGCCAGGCTGTTCATGCGCTGCGCCACACCTTCGCCAGTCATTTCATGATGAACGGCGGCAATATTCTGACGCTCCAGAAAATTCTGGGGCACGCAAAGATTCAGACAACGATGATTTATGCCCATCTTGCGCCGGATTACCTGCAGGATGCGGTGAGGTTTAATCCACTAGGAGGTGCTTAAGAGTGAAGTTTCATTTAGATGAACTTAAAAGAATGGCAACGCTCGATAATTTTGCGCGTTTTCTCAATGAGTCGTCTACGAATGAAAAATGTTTGTCGTGTGGCGATACGGATATGTACATGTATTTGACGAATATTGTTGAGGTGGGGCCTGAGCCGAAAACTGCTGAGGAGTGTGATTTAGGCACTTTTGTTATGCTTGATTACATCGGTCCATTTACTGGGTATCCGGGATATGAGGGACATGATCGGGAAAATATCCATAACTATGAATTCCGACTTACCTGTAACAGATGTGGGTTTGTTCATCGTTACTCGGCCCGGGCCTTTATGAACTGGGTAGGCAAGCAGGGTGATGAGAAGTGATGGCAGAGAATGTTGCACATATTTCGCGGTTCAGAAAAAAGAAAGAGAATGCCTATAATGTATCCAACAACCAAGTAACAGGAAGTGGTAATGATGGAGGTGATGGCATGAATGACGACCTTGAACGGCGGGTCAGTTGCCTGGAAAGTGATGTGACTGAAATCAAAAACAACCTGATTACTCTCACCACAAGAAGCGAATCCTTTGCTACCAAATCTGATGTACTGGAGATTCGCGAAGGGTTGAGGCTTGAGATGGCAGAATCGCGCCAATCCCTGAAGTCTGAGATGGCTGATTTACGCCAGTCTCTGAAAGTTGAGATGGCTGAGCATCGTACTGAACTTCAGAAATCATTTGCAAATCAGACTTGGTTACTCACAGGTATTGTCCTGTCTGCGATGGCCGTGCTTGTGGCTGTGGTTACTGTTATTAAGTAAATTTATGGCGGCGATATGATCCACAAAGTGACCACATCCCTGTTATTTGTTGTGGTTGGCTGTGTTTTTGTGTGTCTGTAAGTCTTTGATAATTATCTAACTTGTTGATTTTTACTTGTGTTTATGGCCGCTTGCGCGGCCTTAGTGATTACACGTTGTATCAATGATGATCGACAGTATGGCTGTGCTCGATATCTTCATTCTTGCGGCTAAAGCGGCGGCGAACCACAACAAAGAATACCGGAACGAAGAAGATTGCCAGTACCGTTGCGGTCACCATCCCGCCCATTACACCGGTACCTACTGCGTTCTGCGCGCCGGAACCAGCACCAGTACTGATAACCAGCGGCATAACGCCGAGGATAAACGCCAGCGAGGTCATCAGGATCGGACGTAAACGCATCCGCACTGCATCAAGCGTCGCTTCAATCAGACCTTTACCTTCTTTATCCATCAAGTCTTTGGCGAATTCGACGATAAGTATCGCGTTCTTCGCCGACAACCCAATGGTTGTGAGCAGGCCTACCTGGAAGTAAACGTCATTGGTCAGGCCACGGAAGGTGGCAGCCAGCAACGCACCGATAACCCCCAGCGGAACGACCAGCATAACGGAGAACGGAATCGACCAGCTCTCGTACAGCGCCGCCAGACACAGGAATACGACAATCAACGAAATCGCGTACAGTGAAGGTGCCTGGTTGCCGGAGAGGCGTTCCTGATAGGACATCCCCGTCCAGTCATAGCCAACACCGGTAGGCAGTTTGCTCGCCAGTTGTTCCATTAGCTCCATTGCTTCACCGGTACTTTTACCCGGTGCCGCCTGGCCTAAGATTTCCATGGATGGCAGGCCATTGTAACGTTCCAGACGCGGCGAACCGTACTCCCAACGAGAAGAGGAGAATGCCGAGAACGGCACCATCTGACCATCAGCAGCACGAACATACCAGTCGCCGATATCATCCGGCAGCATACGGTATTTCGCTTCTGACATGACGTAAACTTTCTTCACACGACCGCGGTCGATAAAGTCGTTCACATAGCTACCGCCCCATGCAGCGCCCAGAGTGGTGTTAATGTCGTTGATAGAAACACCCAGCGCCTGCGCTTTTTCCTGGTCGATATCAATCTTAAACTGCGGGGTATCTTCCAGACCGTTTGGACGTACGCTGGTCAGCATATCAGGGTGCTTCGCTGCTTCTGCAAGCAGCTGGTTACGCGCCTGAGTCAGTTTTTCGTGACCAAGGCCAGCCTGGTCAATCAGCTCAAAGTCAAAGCCGGTTGCAGTACCCAGTTCCACGATTGCGGGCAGGTTAAAGGCGAAAACCATCGCATCTTTGATTTGCGAGAAAGCGCGTGTTGCACGCATGGTAATCGCTTCAACTTTGTTTTCTTCGCCCGGACGATCGGCCCAGTCCTTCAAGGAAACGAACGCAATACCGGTATTCTGACCACGTCCCGCAAAGCCGAAGCCGTTAACGGCGAACACCGACTCAACGTTGTTCTTTTCTTTGGTCAGATAGTAATGCGTTACCTCATTGAGCACTTTCTGCGTACGTTCCTGCGTTGCACCTGCTGGCAGCTGAACCATGGTCATAAATACGCCCTGGTCCTCATCTGGCAAGAAGGAGCTTGGCAGACGCACGAACAGATAGGCCATGCCGACCACGATGATCAGATACAGCACCAGGTAACGCCCCGTACTGCGCAGAATACCGCCTACGCTGTCGGTGTAGTGGTGCGTGCTCTTCTCGAACATGCGGTTAAACCAGCCGAAGAAGCCTTTTTTACCTTCCCCGTGATCGCCTTTGGCAATCGGTTTCAGCATGGTGGCACAAAGAGCCGGAGTCAGGATCAACGCTACCAGTACCGACAGCGCCATTGCTGAAACAATGGTAATAGAGAACTGACGATAGATAGCACCAGTAGAACCGCCAAAGAAGGCCATCGGTACGAATACCGCCGACAGTACCATCGCGATACCGACCAGAGCGCCCTGAATCTGCCCCATCGACTTACGGGTAGCTTCTTTTGGCGGCAAACCTTCTTCCGCCATAACACGCTCCACGTTTTCTACCACAACGATAGCGTCATCCACCAACAAGCCGATAGCGAGCACCATCCCGAACATTGTTAGCGTGTTTATCGAGAAGCCAAAGGCGGCAAGGACGGCAAAGGTCCCGAGCAATACCACCGGTACGGCAATGGTCGGAATCAACGTCGCGCGGAAGTTCTGCAGGAACAGATACATAACCAGGAACACGAGGATGATCGCTTCGACCAGCGTTTTAACCACTTCGTGAATAGAGATTTTCACGAACGGCGTGGTGTCGTACGGGTAAACAATTTTCAGACCCGACGGGAAGAACGGTTCCATCTTCGCCAGTTCAGCACGGATTGCCGCAGCGGTATCCAGCGCGTTTGCACCGGTCGCCAGCTTGATCCCCAGACCGGAAGCCGGTTGGCCGTTAAACTCTGCGATGATGTCGTAGTTCTCACCACCCAGCTCAATCTTCGCCACATCACGCAGCAGTACGCGGGAACCATCTTGATTCACTTTCAGCAGGATTTTGCCGAACTCTTCAGTAGAGGTCAGACGCGTCTGAGCAATAATAGAGGCGTTAAGCTGTTGGCCTTTCACCGGCGGCGTACCACCGAGCTGACCCGCCGCAACCTGGGCGTTCTGCGCTTTGATGGCGGTAATGACATCAACCGGCGTTAGCTGGAATTTGTTCAGCTCATTCGGGTTCATCCAGATACGCATCGCGTACTGTGAACCGAACAACTGAACATCACCCACGCCCGACGTACGGCTGATGGCATCTTTCATATTCGCCGCTACGTAGTCAGAGATATCCTCCTGCGTCATGGTGCCATCGGTGTTGATAACGCCGACAACCATCAGGAAGCTGCTGGATGATTTCTCAACGCTCACCCCTTGCTGCTGAACTTCTTGCGGCAGCAACGGCATCGCCAGCTGCAGTTTGTTCTGCACCTGAACCTGCGCGATGTCCGCATCAGTACCAGACTCAAAGGTCAGGGTGATCTGCACGGTACCCGTGGAGTCACTGTTAGAGGACATGTACATCAGGTTATCGATACCGTTCATATTCTGTTCGATAACCTGTGTCAC